CAACGTTTGCCTGAGCACCAGACTCAGCAACCTTATAGATGGTTCTGATAACTTCACGGTTGATCTCAGCAAGAATCTCAGTAGAGAGAATATTTGCGAGTTCCGCTTCAGCATTCAGACCGTGGATTGCCTTAAGGTCTTGTGCGAGTTCGAGTGAGTACTCAGCTTTCAGAGCACGTGACTTTGCAGTAACGGTGACTTTCTCGATTGAGAATGCCATCTCGTTGAACTGTGAACCACCTGCAACGCCAAGATTCTCAGCATCATCGGTTCTCATTCCTTCACCTGTATTATAGGTGGTGGAAGTTTGACCGCTTTGTGGGTTCAGAAGACCAGGGTTAGTACCTTGTTGTGAAGTTGTACCAAGACCAACTGCACCGTTTACCCAACCATTAACTTCTGTTTGGGCAGTACCAATACCAGAGAATGCGGAATCTGGTTCGTTGAACAGAGCTTCCGTACCAGCTTGGTTCTTGTACTTCGAACGCATTGCGAAGATAAGTCCAGTAGGACCGTTCATTGGTTGAACACCTGCGAGGTCATAAGCGACCAAGTTAGGCATTGCACGTCTGATCAAGGAGATCAGAACTGGGTCGAAACCTGCAACAGGTGAAGAAGCACCTGCAGAGAAACCTGCATAGGTTCCACTATTTGTATTTACGGTTGGGGTTTCTGAAAGGAACTCACGCTCTTCGCGCATAGTTCTTTCTTGGTTCTCCAGGAGAACTGCGGTTACCATTCTACGATGAGAATCTCTGATCGTATCAAGTCCCTGATAGTCAAGGATTGGTGCCCACTTCTCCTGCAGATGTTCTGCATTGAACATTTGCATTTGTTTTACCTCTATTTAAATGTGTTAGTTTGATTTGTTATAATTAAAAAATCACTTTTTAGATGCTCTGCTCAAAACTGATAAGTAGCTTTCCATCATGCCACTTACTTGTGGAACATCGGAATACTCTACTTCTTCAGAAAGATTTTCAGTTGCATCTCTTTGAGTACCAGTTGTTCTGGTTGGGAAATAAGACTCCCTCAGAGTTACCAGCTTCTCACGATAGTTATCTTCACTATCAAACTCAACATTTTCAGCAAGAGAAGCGAGTTTGTCCTTCTGAGTAAGTGCAAGACCCTCAGCGACATCGGCAAAGATTACATCAGCAACCGACTCTGCTAGTCTACTATTAAGAGCAATATTCTTTTCGATTTGCTCGTTGAGTTTTTCTTCCATTTCATCTAGTTTATCTACCATACTCTCGATTACATCATATCTTTCTTCAGGGATTGTTACATAATGTTCTTCAAAAAGACCCTTCATTCCTTGAAGGAATGATTCGGTCATTTCAGTTTTAAGACCTGCTTCGATGGCGAGTACATTTTCAGCAACCCACTCATCGGCAACATACTCAAGATAAGCATCAACTCTTTCTACGAGTTCAGACTTAACTGCCTGAATTTCTTCGATGAGTGCTTCTTCATATGCTACTTCAAGATCTTCTTTAATTTCGGCAACTTTAGAGCGAATTGCTGCCTCAAAGATGGTGCGTGCTTTCTCTTGGAATTCCTCAGAAAGATCCTCACCGGAAAGGAGAGCATTGACATCTTCTTCAATGTCAAACTCTTCCTTCATTTCATCTTCATCATCCTCTTCGGATTTTGAAGGAATTTTTTTGCCGTATTCCTTTTTATCTTCTTTTTTATCTTCTTCACTATCTTCATCTTCGTCTTCGGCAGCTTCGGATACTACCTCATCTTCTTCATAGATGAGGTCTTCCTCATCATCTTCAATCTCTTCTTTAACTGCACCAGAAGCATTTTGCATAGGCATTGCAGGTTTAGCACCTTTGTTCACAACATTTTTTACCTGAGCAAGAGTTTTGCCAGGAGTGTTGAGTTTTGCCGAATCATCATCTGTACGATAATTCTCTGGAGTAGGGCCACCTAAATCTTCCCAAGATCCTGTTTGTCCAGGAGCAATTCCTGTGGACAACTTTTGCATTGGTTCAGCTTTAGCAGCGCCTTTGGTTACTACGTTTTCCATTTCTTGTAAATTGCTACCAACGGACATTTGTTTTGATTGTGTTATAATCTATATTTATTTATAAATTAAAGATTTGCTAGGAAATCTTGGAATAGTTGAACTTTATGTTCATCTAATCTTTTTTGATCAACTAAAGTGTTGATTCTTCTTTGAGTTTTGGATGCGACTTGCTCACGAAGAATTCCTCCTTCCCAAACCCACTCTTTACCTTCCATAATCCCCTGAACAAAAGCATCAGGAGCAGAAGGATCGGCAACGATATCAGCAGCAGTTGCTAACATGAAATCCTCACCAACAATTTTATGACCTTCATTGGTCATCTTAAGAGAACCTACACCACGAGAAGAAACGCCAAGACAAACACCTTCACTAATAAGAGATTTTGCAATCTTACCCATTGGTGTTTCTAGAAGTTGCGCTCTGCCTTTAATATTACTTCCTTCACGAACGAGAGAAGTAATCATGTGAGAAACACGGTCAAGATTGACGGTGGGCCCATCAGGATGACCAAGTTCTCCAAGAGCACGACCCTTAGATACAAATGCCTCATTATAACGATTTACTTCTCTCATCAAAGTTTCCATGGGATACATTCTCCCATTGCGATTGCAAATGTTTCCCTGGAGAAAAATTCCTTCAATAAACATTTTCTTTTCAGCACCTTTTCCTTCGGTGATGAATTTTACTTTTTGTACTTCTTCTGTGATGAGTTTCATTGCTTTATTCTGATACTAGTGTGACAATTTCTGCGAAGTTAAAGAATGTATCTGGTTCTAAGGTAAGACATGCAATTTTCACACTTCTTGATAATTGTGCATTGCCTACAGTTACAATACCAATTGAAGAACTATTGAAATTAATTGTAACTGAAGAATCATCAAGAGAGACGATTGGATTATGTACGGTATTAATTCCCGTAGTCGTTGCATTTTCAATAGTTACATAATCACCAAGAACAAATGGATTTCCATTATTCTCACCAAAGGTTAATTTGGTTGTAGTTCCTGTAGTAATCCCAACAATCTTCTGCCTCTTCATTGTTTCTTTTATCACATCAATATTATAAGTTGTGATATGATAAGAGTCTTGAGTCACAACTGGATTTGTGCCGATGGAAACATATCCGCCCGAACTACCAGTAGTTGATCCAATTGTTATTCTCAAATAACCACTTTTCAATGAAATTGGGACAGTCGTTGCGGCAACACCAGCAGCAGGTGCTAGTCTTGGAATTGCCGTATCTTGAACAATTTTTATTGCCATTATTCTTGATCCTCGTTGTATTCTTCACTTTCTTCATTATCACCAAACAATGATGCTGCAACTTCTGGTCTAAAAGAATCAATTCTTTGTGCCGCTTTGGCAAAAAGAATATCTTTAATATTGTCAGATACTTGAGACGCTGAAGAATCAGTTGCAATCAAATCGATAAGATCTTCCATAAAATTTTATATATGTCTATATTTTATTTATATCTCTGCTTTTTTAGAATCTCTTTCTAGTTGGGCATTCAATTGATTCGATTGATCCATTGCCTGTTGATCCATCGCTTGCTGATCCATTGCCTGTTGATCCATCGCTTGCTGATCCATTGCCTGAGGATCTTCTCCACCCTCTGGAGGCAATGGGGCACCGGTAATAGGATCTACAGCATTTGGATCTGGAATAATTCCTTTTTTAATTTCCTTTTTAATTTGAGCATCAATTTCAATAATTTCCGCATCAGTTTGGCGAAGAACTTTTCTACGAACATAATCTGCAGAATAATATTTTCCAATATAAGGTTCAATTACTGCGGTTAGACCTAATCTTTCATTTAATAATTCTGCCTCTTTTAATTCTGCAAAATGATTATCATAGAGGAAATCATATTGAATATGATCTTCCATGATTTCCCAGTCTTCTGGGGTTACAATATTTTTAAGAATTAATTGAGTCTTTAAAATATCATTGAATAAATTGGCGAAACGCTTTCTCAGACGACCAACAAATTTAGAGAATTTCAGTTCATCTCTAAGAATTTCTGATGATCTTCCTAGATTAAATCCATCACCACTACCAGCAATTCTGGATTCAGGAACTCCAAGTGCTCTATAAAGTTTCTTTTGGAAATAATGAATATCTTCTAATTCTCCAAGATTTTGTCCACCAGGAAGAGTTGTAATTTCAGTTCCTCTACCACCTTCTCTTCTAGGCAACCAAAAGTCTTCCATCATAGACATGAACTTTCGATCATCACGAACTTCACCAGTTCCAGCATCATAAATCAGTTTATTTCTATAACGAGACATAACCTCCTTAAGATATTGTTCTGCTTTAACCTTGGGGAGATTACCAACATCAATATAAAAAATTCTTCTTTCTGGAGCACGAGACAATCTATAGATGACTAAAGAATCCTCAACCATTCTTAATTGATTGAGTGCTTTGATTGCCTTATGGAGATATGAAAGGATAGTACCTTTATTTCTATCTACAAGTCCAGAAGTAATATAGGTAACAGAATCTTTTGCAATTTTAATTTGTTTAGTTGTTCCACCACCAGAAAAAGTTCCTGCTGCATATTGTGGTGCTGGAGAATATAAAAAATATTCTTCAATTTCTGGATAAAATAGTTTTTGATTTTCGTTAATATTATTATTACTTAAACTTGCCAAATCTTTTCTATTCGTCTTTTTTTCTTGACGAATAAATTTCATTTTCATTGGATCAATATATCTTATATCTTGAATGCCTTCATGAGGTTTTTTGATGTCAATAACTTTCAAATAAAATAATTTGCCATCAACATACCAATTCCTAAAAATTTCGTGGCATTTCTTGTCAAAATCTAAAAGTTCTTTAATATATTTAAATTCTGATCTAATTATGTCTTTTAATTTATCACTAGCGTTAAGATTGGAAAGTTCGATCTCTACTGGAGAATCATAGAGATCGCTAACAATTGCTTCATTTACAACATCTTCAATGGCACCATCACATTCTGGGTGAAGTGCCATTTCACGATATCTTTTAAGTAAATCAAATTCTGTCCTATAGACACCTTCAATGTCAAGATATTGCCCGTAAAATCCACTGGCAATATAATTGTCAACCCCGTCCTCATTATTAGGAGGGACGGGGGAAACAATTGATTTTGACTTTAACTTGTCAGAATCATCAATTGAAAAACCAAAAAGTTTTGCCATTTTATAATTTAACCATCTTATGTACTATTTAGTTGATGTCTTCACCGCCTGCAGCAGCACCAGTTCCCTTAATTGCTTCCCACCATTGAACTTGGAATTCGCAAGTGAATTCTTCAATTGCATCAGTTGTCTCATAAGAGAGTGGAATTGCTGCAATATTTGTTGGGAAGATATCGTACATGTGGTACGCTCTTAAAGTAGACCCATCACGATCAAGTTGATAAACATAAGCATCTGCTTGATATTGATTTGGGTCAGTAACACCAGTGTTATCTGAAAGGCGATTGATTGAATTGCTCCATTTTTCAAGAGCAGAGCGGATTGAAAAGTCAGTGTCGTTAATTACCGTCACTGTCCAAGATTCAAATGTTCTGTCGCCAGCAATTTTTAAAATTCTTCCTCTAAATGGAACATTGATTGGGCCAACTGTTGATGCTGGAAGAGCTGCTGTTTTTACCAAAAGTCTTGTTTTATCCAAGACATTTGAATCCGTTGGTGCTGATGCAGGAAAAGAAAGAACGACTTCAAAGAGATTTGCACGAGCACCACCACCAGTGAGCTTGCTCTTGAAGTCTGTAATCTTTCTCAATGGGGGTGGATTAAGTTGATTTCTGGTTGCCATTGTTTTAAAACCTCTAGATTAAATTAAAACTTTCCGATTACTTCTTCAAAGGAAACACCAGTTCTGGTGGCAATAAATGTAAGACCAATGTAATTAATTGATCTTGCAGGTTTAATGTAAATATCAGCAAGGAATTCATTATTATCAATTACTGCAGCAGTGTTATTTGTTTCATCACAAATGACCACATAGTCATAAATACCTCTCTTTGCCTGAACATCACGCAGGAAAGGTTCAACTATATTTACAAAGTTTGTTCTTGTAATTTCATCATTAAATTCAAATAGTTGATCTTTAGCAGCAGCGGAAATTGCCTGCTCAAGATAGAGAAACAATCTGCGAACATTGATTCTATCAAATGCAGATGATTTTCCAAGTGCAGTTTTATCACCAAATAGTACAATTCCCGATCCGGGTGAAAAGATGATAGGATTGATTCTATTTGAATACAATCTATCTCTTTGTGACTTAGATGGATTGTATGCCAACTTAACCGCATTTAAGATGGCACCTCTGCTTGTTCCTGCTGGGGAATACCAAGCAAAATTATTAATATCATTTCTTGCACAAGTACCAGCAATATCTCCATTTAATGGAATATATCTAAAAGTATTTGAGAATCTATCGTAAGTATACTTATATCCACTATCAAATACTGCATAAGATGATGAAGTAATTGGGGCATAGAAACTAATTACATTGGATGTAATTGTTTCTGAAGAATTTGTGGATACAGTTCCATTGGAAGCATCATTTAAAAGTGCTCCTCGATATGGTGAAATGAACGCAATAGCATCTTTTCTTTCTTCTGCAACGGCAATTAATTGATTTGCAAGTGCCTGAGCAGTTTCTTTTGCATAAGCAGCAGATCCCATCAATAGGAAATCTACTTTGTATTCCTCAGTATTTGCAAAAAGTTGATATCCAGAAGCTAGGTTTGATAATGTGGCGGTCAATGCTCCTGCAGTACTAAGTCCTGCGCTTCCATTATAATCTAAACCACCAGCAAGTGCTAAAGTATTCGAACCAGTTCCTGCAAATATAATTCCATTTGCCTCTTGATCCCAACCAACATCCGAAGCAAGAGTATATGCATTGCCACTAAATCCTGTAGTAATAATTCCTACAGGTGCAGATCCGCCAAAAATGTATGCCGAATTAGTTGAAAGATACTTTCTCCAATAAGAAGGACTTCCCGCAGAAAATTGTGCATCTGATGCCTTAGAAAGACCAAGATGTTTTTCGAGAATAGTTCCAGCATTTCCCGTAATTGTTCCCAGAGAATCAATTACAATGACATGAAGTTCATCAAATCTTCCTCCCCTATCAGCAGAATATGCTGTAGTTGATGGGCGATTAGCAATATTATTCCACGAAATTGATGAAATTGTACTAATTCCATTACTTACAGTAATTGTTTGTTGATCAAACCAATCGACTTGTGAAATTTGTGAAGTAGTGGTGACACCAACACCAGAATTATTATAAACAACTACAGAACTAGATCCATCAAAGGCCCAAGTTCCAGATGGTTGATAGTCAACGGCAGTTACAGTACCTGCTGTAGATACTTTTGAAAGAACTTTTACTTCAATTTTTCCAGTTGATGAAACATTTGTAACTACACCCTTAAGGTAATATCCATCTAAAGAAGATGTAGTTCCGGCACCAATATCTACTTTTCCAGAAAGAGATTGTGTAATTCCATATCCAACTTGGATATTTGATGTGTTAATCCCAATAATTTGATCTGCTCTAGCATCAATTAATGCTACTTGAATTCCATTCGACCAAGAACCTGGATTTCTTGCTACGACGGTTACATTATTAATGGTATCTTCGTCATATCCTAAAGCATTATAATCATCTAAACTTTTAATCTTAATGCTAGAAGCAGCTCCAGCAAATCCATTTTTAAGATCAGTATCATTCGATCTTATTACTTGCAATGATCCACCATATGAAAGATATGATGATGCAGTTAACCAACTCTCGTAATGCTTATCTGTTGCATATGGTTCGCCAAAAATATTCAGCAAATCATTTTCGTTTTCTACTAAGGTTGGTACATCAATTGGCCCCTTTGCAAAAGGTGCTACAATTGCACCAATCTTATTTGAGGTTGGAGTTACTCTTCCAACTGTCAAATCAACCTCTTTTACTACAATTCCAGGAGATGCTAAATTTAGCGCCATCTGTATCCCTCTACAAGTCCAGAATATTCTAGAAATATTTATAAAATTCTAGGTCTTATCGATAATCCCACATGTATGATCTATCACCATATTCATCAAGATTCCATTCATCCACTGCATTTCCCAAATCCTTCCTATCAATTGCCAACCATCTGTCGCCAGTTTCTACTTCAACTTCTACCTCATATTGATCCAATCCATCTAAAATAAAACCAAATGGTGCCATATCCTGTTCAATTTGATTTTTTTGTTCATCATAAATTCTTTTACGAACATCATTGTTCGTCATTTCTTTAAAATAATCCTGTGCAACTAACCAAGAAAATATAACAAGACACATTGCAAGATCATCATTACAACCTTCTTCTGCTTCAAAAGAATTATGTTTCTGAATAAATGTTGTCAATTCGGAAATCATATCATAATCATTGATGATAAGTTTATTATCTTCAACTAATGTTCTTAGATTGGAGCATCCTAGTTTTTTAACTGCGGATGTCATACGAACACCAAGTTGTGATTTTTTACCACTAAATCCAGATCCAACAAGTTGACCTGCTCTACCTCTCATTGAGCACATCAATACATTATCATATTCAAGATCGAAATGAAGAATATTTGCTACTTGATCTCCAATATCATTTACTTCGATTAATATCCAAGAATTATTATATGCTTTTGCTACTTCATTAATAATACTTGGAAACAGCATTGGTTTGATTTCATTATTTTTATATTTTGCTACGGTCTTATACGGAAAATTAGTAATATCAAAAACTATAAAAGCGGAGTAATCACTTCCAACTCCTCTCGCCACATCGACAGTAATTAGATAATTATCATCTTCTTTCGGATCTTCATAAACATCGAGACCTTTATTTTTCTTTAAAGGATCTTCATATACCATTGATTTAAGTTTTGTGGGATTGATCAAAGTATCAACCGATCCCAAAAATTCACAATTGAATTCTACATTAAATTGCTGTTCACTTGTATTTGCAATCGTCTGTGCCTTCCATGCAGCGTCTCTACCAGGTACTTCCGACCAATGGACATCTGTGGGCACATATTCGTTTTTGCCCCTCTCAGCGTCATGCCACATGCGGTAGAAGTGATTCATACCGTGAGGTGTAGATACAATGATTACTTTTGTTGATTTACCAGAAGAAATGGTAGGATAAACGGAAGCAAAAAATTGATCTGCAATATGGTTTGGGATGAATGCAAACTCATCCAAAAATATGATATTATAAGATCCACCACGAACAGCAGAAGCAGAAGTAGAAGCGGCAATAATTTTTGAACCATTTTCTAATTCTAAAGACTGCTTATTCCAAGATATAATACCCTGTTGCATCCACTTTGGAAGATTTTCATATGCAAGTTGTAATCTACTTAAAAGATCTTTTGCAGTAGATGCTTTGTTAGCAAGAATGGCAATATTTACATTATCATTAAATACCGCATAGTGGAGGAGATAAGATACGCAAGTAGTCGATTTACCTGTCTGACGAGGCATCTTACAAATATTAAATCTATTATCATGAAATCTTTGAACAAGTTTTTCCTGAAATGGATACATTTTGAAAGGAACCAGACCTTCATCCAAAGAAACAATTTTGATATAATTTTTTGCAAAATATACAGGATTATCTTTACACTTTAAAAATTCAATGATCTGTTCTTCAGTCCATTGAATGGATGTATTTGCTCTTTTTAAATTTGGATTGGAGAGATAAGCATCTGACTGCTTTAATTGAATGTCATTAATTGCCATAATTACCTACTAATCTCTTCCCAATCCATAGATGCATGAATATCCGCATTAAGACTTGCAGAAGATACTAATGTGAGTTCATAAGGAGTTCCAGTTAATCCATCTCTTTCCAACTGGAATTTAAAAAGTGCTTCTTTAAGAATGTCTACGGGAACAGAACTTTGTTGGGTTGAATTGAAATATCCACTTGCCAAAACTCTTCCACCAGTGACTGTTCCACCATCAATCTTATATTCGACAGCACTATCTACACCAGCACTTACCCAAGTTCCTCCAGATGTAGTAGCACTTGCCCTCACTTGCCAATTATAGATTCCATTATTTGTAAGACCAAGCATCGAAACAGCAGTTAAAATTACAATAGCATCTAAACGATTTGGTGATGACTTAAGACGAATTGAAATAACTGGATAATATGTTCCAGCAGGTAATGGTAAATTAACTGGAGATGTAACTGCAGTTCCTACTGCCTGCTGTAAACCACGAAGTTCGTAACCACCTTCTGAAATCACGGTAGAACAAACTTGTTTCATTGTGCTTGCACTGGTTGTCACTCCAGTATTTGTAATCTCATATCTTATTGGTAATGATGCTGTTGTAATATAAGTTGATTGAATTAGATTTGAGTGATGGAATGAATGGCAGTGAATGAATTTTCCATCAATCACAAAACCAACTCTGACTGTTCCAAGTCCCAACCACTCAATATCAGTCCACATAATTTGACCTTTGGATGGATCAATCGTATATCCAGAAGGTCCAGTTCCATCTAACCTATCATATAACCAAGATGATTGTGGTGCGTGAGTTTCTGATAAAATTCCACTTACAATACTTCTTTCTACAAAATTTAAAGTAGTTCCATCAGTCTCAAAATAAATTCCATTATCTGCACCAAAGTATCCTACTCTCTGGCGCAGATTTGTTTTTGGTGAATTCATTACAAAAGTATTCAATATTTGCAATGACTTTCCTGGTTGATATGAAAATACCTTTGTGGTTTCTCTGATAACTGAAGCACCACTTGCAGTTCCAATACCAATATTAACCAAACCTTGAGTAGTTACAAATCCAACTGTTGAACCAGTTCCTACAATCAAATTCGTCCAAAGATTATTATCTCTATATCTGTGAGAAGAATCAAAAAGTGTTAATGGACTTGAAGTTCTTAAACGACCAAATGCATCGTGTTGATCTAAACTTGGTTGATATAAATGAGACATTAAACTACCCTCCAACCGTTTCTATAAACAAAAGTAAGTG